TCCACGTAGGCGGGCTGCGAGCTCAGCTGCGCGCCGGTGTTGAAGGCGACCTGGAAGCGGATCTGCGGCCACGACGGCATAAGCGTGCTGGTGCCGAGCGGGGTGTTGACGTGCTCGACGTACGCCGTCTGCCCCGACACGCTGGGCGCGCTGGCGGAGAACGACACACTCACGGCGTGGACGGACCAGGTGTAGGAGATCGCCGCGACCTGTGTCCACGCCGCCCCGTCCGCGCTGACCGAGAACAGCCACTGCCCGGACGACTCCGTGAGCTTCCACCAGGCGTGCTGTGCCGGATCGAAGCTCGGCAGATTCACAGTCGTTGACGTGCCGGCGTTGACCACGACCGCCTGCCAGGCGGTGCCTGGCGTGCAGGTGAAGTACGCCTTGTTGTTGGCGTCCTGCTGGAGGGTCAGCGTCGTGGTTACCGTCTGCCCACCGGTGCCGGCCAGCGCCGGGCTGACGCGCGCGTACAGGCTCTGCCCCGTCGCCTCGTACGGCCCGGCCGCACCGAGCGTCGACCCGGCGGTCGTGGCCGCCACGCCCACGCGCCCCGCTGCGGCGAGCGTGACCGTGCCCGAGTTGGCGTTCCACACGGCCGTGTTGAGCGTCGCCGCGGTGAACGGGTCGATCAGCGCACCGAGGAGCAGGTTCGCCACGGGTTCCTCCCCTCGGTCAGCGGTTGGTCAGCACGAGACCGGTGGTTGGGTTGCGGCGGCCGTAGCGCAGAGCCTGGACCTGGAGGATCTCGAAGAGCTTCTTGCCGTCGACCTGCACGATGATCGGCGGCAGCGCACTGCCGGTGCCGCCCCCTCCGTCCGCTGCGGAGACCGCGAGCGAGAGGCCACCGACTTGCAGGCCGCTGCCTGCCCGGCCGGTCAGTGCGAGCTTGGCCGCTCCAGCGAGGTTCAGGCCCGCCCTGGTGACCTTGGCGGTGGACTGCGTCATGCCGGTGGCGACCATCTCGCCGATCTTCGCCCCGGCGATGTCCGGGCTTCCGCCGCCGGACAGCGGCCCTTGCTTCGCCGGGGAGAACGGCAGATAGGAGCGGATCGTGGAGGCGACGGAGCCGATCGCGTTACCGACGCCGCCGATCATGGACTTGATGCCGTTGATCAGGCCCATGACCACGTTCTTGCCTGCGTCCCAGAGCAGCTTCCCGAAGCCCTCGGCGGCGTGGAGGATCGCCGAGCCGATGTCGGACATGAGCTGCCCGACCAGGTGCAGCATGTCGTGCCACGCCTTGGACCAGTGCCCGGTGATCAGGTCGAGCACAACGCCGATGGTGTTCATGACGTAGTGGATCGCCGTGGTGACGACGCCCTTGATGATCCCCCAGACCACCATCACCGAGTCCTTGATGATGCCCCAGGCGACCTTCCAGATCGACATGAGGATCGCCAGGCCGGGCTTGATCGCGCCTTGCCAGACGACCTCGAAAGCCGTCTTGATCCACTTCCAGACGAAGTCCCAGACCTGACCGATCTCCTGGGCGTGGTCGTGCCACCAGGACACGAAGTCCGCGATCAGCCCGCGGATCCACTTCAGGACGTTGTCGTCGAACCACTTCGCGATCGCCTTGACGGCCTTCGCCACTACGTCCCACACCACGACGAAGCCGCGGATCACCACCTCGGCGACCTTCCAGGCCACCTTGAAGGCGCCCATCAGGAACGAGGCAATGCCGTTGACGATGGTGCGGAAGGTCTTGAAGTGGTTGTAGCAGTACACCAGGGCCGCACCGACGGCCATGACCCCGAGCGCGATGGCCTCCTCCGGCCCCAGCGCCGCGGCGAGCGCGCCGCCCACGGCGACGATCGCGGCCACCAGCGCCGTCCCCAGTGCACCCGCGAGCGCCAGGACCGCGCTCTTGTGCTGGGTCAGCCAGGCGACTCCCTTCTGCACCCACCCGAGGAACTTCTCGACGTACGGCAGTAGGACGGTGCCCAGCTTGATCCCGAGCGCCTGGAAGCCCGCCTCGGTCTCCTTGAGCTTCTGGGAGAAGGTCTGCTGAATCAGGGAGAAGCCCTGGACGCGGCCTTGGGCGTCCGCTGTGGCCGAGCCCATCGCCTTGATCGTGGCCGTGGTGTCAGCGAGGTTGGCACCCACGGTGGTCAGCGCCGCGTTCGCGCCGGGCGCCGTGCCCATCAGCGCGCGCATCGCCGCGGCGAACTCCGGGGTGCCCTCCTTGCCGGCCTTGAGAGCCGCCTGGGACAGGTACTCCATGGCGTCCGTGAGCCCGTTCGGCCCGTGGAGCTTGGCCTTCAGTTCGTCTGCGGACACGCCGAACTGGGCGAATGCCTTCTGCATCGGCACTGTTGGCTTCAGCAGGCTGCGGAGCGCCTGGGCGAGGTTCTGTGAGGCGCGCTGGGCGGTGAACCCGTGGTTGGTCATGCTGGACAGCGCCGCGCCGATGTCGTTGAAGCTGATGCCGGCGGCGCTGGCGGCGGGCACGATGTTGGCGAACGCGGCGGAGAAGTCCTGGAGGTTGACCTTGCCGTGCGCAACGGCGGTGATCATCTTCGAGGTGATGTCTGCCGCGTTCGCCGCTGACAGGTGGTAGTCCTTGAGGACGTCGGTCAGGGCTTGGGCGACTGTCGTGGTGTCCGCGCCTTCGGCTGCGGCGCCCTGAGCTGCGGCCTTGAGGACCGTCAGGCCATCGCTGGCGTGGAAGCCAGCAGCCTCCACGTAGTACATGGCGTGGGCCAAGTCCTGGGCGGAGACGCCGACCTGGCCGGACATGTCGAGGATGCCGTTGCGGACGAGGTCGAGCTTGTCCTTGGTCTCTCCCGCGGAGGTGACCAGGCGTGCGGTGGCTGCCTGGAAGTCGGCGGCCCACTTCGTGGTGACGCCCACGACGGTGACCGCGACGGCCCCCACGCCCAGGCCGACCGCGGCGAGCTTCTGGAAGCTGCGGCCCATCGTGGTTGTGGCGGCGTCGCCCTCGGCGGCGGCCTCCTTGATGGATGCCTTGAAGGGCTCGGTGACGGCGCGCAGGACGACGTACAGGTCCCCGATCTCGGAGGCCACCGGTCACCTCCGATCGAGCTGTTGTGGAGTTGTTGTGCGCGGGACCGGCGGCGGGGTCTACCGTTACGGCTCAGAACGCCCGCAGGAGGGCCGGTCGCGAAGGTGGGGAATTCCGTGAGCTACCAGCAGATGCAGGCGCCGAAGCCGCCGACGAACCCGAAGCCGCCCATGAGCCGGGGCAAGAAGATCGCGCTCTGGGTTGCCGTCGCGGTGTGCGCACCGGTGTTCCTGGCAGGCGCGCTGGCAGGCATCAAGGCGTCGAATCCGCCCGACACGACCGCGGTGCCCACCGACTCGCCCGCAGCGCCCGCGACGAGCGCTGCTGCGACGCCGAAGGCGACTCACGCCCCGCAGGTGTCAGCGACCGATCCGGCCATCATTGACGCCGCGTTCGTCGGGACCGTGCAGTCGGACGACGCGGACCTCAAGCAGTATCCGGCGAGCGAGCTGACGCAGTCGGGCCAGCAGATCTGCTCCGATGTGCGCGGTGGCATGGCCGTCAGCGACGAGGCGCAGGTCCTCACGACCCAGTACGACGCCAAGGCCGCCGGCGTGCTCCTGGAAGTCGCGCCGGACGCTTACTGCAAGGACCTCAAGCCGAGCATCGAGCAGCAGATCCAGGCCCTGCACTAGAAGATCCGTCCCCAGCCGCCCGCGCCATACGCCTTGTTGAACACCGTCACGGCCGAGACGCGGCCCGCGAACTCGGCGGCCGGCTTCAGGAACGGGTACCGCGCGCCGTTCTTCAGGCCGGTCTCCAGGTAGTAGCCGTACTGGTCGGCTGGGGTGCGGCCGCTGTAGTCGGGGAACTGGCCGGTCCTCGGGCCGACCCGGGTGAACCAGCCGGTGGCGTCCTTCGCGATCGGCGAGTGGTCGATCGAGTTCCGCAGGGTGCCGGAGATCCGCGCCGGGCCCTCACCGGGCTGCGCCGGGGTCGGCGTGCCGCGCTTGTGGCGCCCGTTGGAGGCGTTGATCTTGGCTTGCTTCTCCACGGCCTTCGCGAGGTCCTCCAGCCCGAGGCGTCCGCGGATCTGTCCCTCGGCGTCCAGGCGCGCGAAGCCCATGGCGAAGATGCCCGGCCGCAGCTCTGGCATGGTCAGCCTCCTCAGCGTTCCTGGGCAGCGCGCTGGGCGTCGCGCTTCGCGAGCATCAGGTCCCACAGCGCGCGGCGAACGTAGGGCGGCGTGGCCTGGTACTCCTGCCAGGACCAGCCGTAGTGCGACATGAGCTCGGCCCACTCCACCTCGACCGGGCCTGAGCCCGACCCCCAAGTGCCCGCGTAGATGGACTGCGCGGGGTACAGGACGTCTTCGAGGTAGGAGGAGCCGAGCTCTACTGAGGGTCCGACAGCTCCTGCACAGCCGCCATGATCGCCTTCACAGCGCCAGCTGGGGCACGGCGGAGGTCGTCCACGCTGGCCGGCGGCGAAGGCAGCCGCGTGGGCTCCTCCGCGTCGCTCTCGGCGTCCCACATGGTCCAGGACGAGATCAGCTTGAGGAGCTGGGCGTACAGCGCCGGGATCGCCGCCTTGGCCGCCGCGCCGTTGACCTTGGGTTCGCCGTTCTCGTCGAGCTCCAGTCCGTCGACCGCGTCGAAGACGCTCTCAAAGGTTCCCTGCGACATGAGGCCCGGGTTGCGCAGGCGCACGGAGCACTGGACTCCGGGCTGATCGTACTGAGCCAGTCGGATGGTCACGAACCGCTGGGCGTAGCCGCCTTCGGGGATCTGCACTGGTGCGGGTGCCTGCGCGGTGGTCTGGATGGGCTGCTCGTAGGCGGGCAGCGGGACGGGGGCCTGCGGCTGGAACGTCGGCGGCACGGATGGGACCTGGACCTGCGGTGGTGCCTCCGCGGGCATCTGGCCGCCGGGGTAGACCGGCTGCGGGACCGGAGCGGGGTCCGGCATGACGGGGTGGGCGGGCGTGGCCATGGGTGTCTCCTCGTGAGGGGTTCGGGGATGGGGTCCCGGCGTGCGGGGCGCGCTCCCCGCGCCCTCACACGACATAGCGCGCTCGCCCGCACGCCGGGAGCTTGTGGTGCGCCTAGTAGGCGCTGGTCTGCCAGTTGAGCAGCGTGGCCTGGACCGCGCCGCCGTCGGTGGTGTTGGCCACGGCGCTGATCGAGTAGTCCGCCTGCGCGTAGGGCTGGCCGAGGTCGCGCTTGCCCTTCGTCCAGGCCGACTTGCTGCTGGTCAGCGTCAGGGTCTGGCCGCCGCGCGTGATCGGCTGCTGCGCGACGACACTGACGGGCAGCTGGTTGTTCTGGAGGTACAGGTTGAGGTCGATCGCGTTCTCGTAGATCGCCTTCAGCGTGTAGTCCGCCTCCAGCGCGCCGACGAACACCTCGCGCGGAGTCTGGGTGCCGTCGGAGCTCTCGATGGCCTCTCCGACGCGCTTGATGGTGCCGTCGAAGGACCGTCGGTGAGCTGCCACGACCAGCCGAGCAGTGGGTCGTAGACCGTGTACGCGGGGGCGCTCGCCGTCGCCGGCACGGACGGGAACGACAGCGCCTTCGTCGAGAGGCTGATCTTCCCCTTGGGGTCGATCTTCACCTGGAGGTCAGTGAAGCGCGTGTAGGAGCAGCTGACGTACTGGACGGTGTCGAAGTACGTGAGGCTGTAGGTGGGGATCGGGACGGCCGGGTTCTGCTTAAAGAGGTGCTGCGTCGCCCCGACGACCGTCGCGTTCGACGCGTGCGCGTTCTGGAGGCCGACGCGGTTGGCGCCGGTCTTCCCGTACACGGTGGTGACGTTGGAGGTGTACGGCCCGG